CTATAAGGCTAGTAAGAGATATTTAAAGCGAAGGTTTTTGTTCTTGTATGGTTAGCAGAGTTCGCCTTCACAGCAAGTTATTGCTTTTTGACCATATGCTGGACATCTGTAGTTATAGCAGTAAAACAAAAAAGCCGGAGGGTTTATTCTCCGACTCCTTTGCACATTACATGAGGAGCTTCCTAATATCAGAATTAGGATTCGCTTCAATAATTATATCATCGCGAAAACTTTTGTAATTTTAAAATACATAACTTTTTCTTTGTATTAAATTTATTTCCACATACATACAGAGGAGCACGCTTTTAGAACGACTCTGTAGATTAAACAAATACCAATGTGGAATAGCGTGACCATAATCGTCCGTCAAAGGGACATTCCTCGGCATATATTAAATTTTGGTTGGGCGGGGCCGCACAGGGTTAGCTGTACCTATAAAAACAAATAGGTTGGTTGGGGGCAACAAAAAAATAATTTCAGAGGTTGGGTGCTAATATAAAAAAACTATGGTTTTAGATTACATAATTTATGGAATGCACTTCAAGATACAAGATAATCAAATCCTTAGAATAGAAAAAAAAGAAGTTGTAGATGTTTGGAATGAAAAAGAAATTAACATTGACCAGATACCAGAAATAATTATGACAAGAATGTTAAATAACTTTCAACTCTATCAAAATATTTTAGTCAAGCTATAATAAACCTTATCATTATAAAACATAGTGTATGATGGTAGAGTCGGCTCCACTAACCGATATCCTCCCATCACCGGCTAACTCTTCGGGGTTAGCCATATGTAAAAGGAGTTAGATGGCAGGGTATATAGAACGAAAAAATTCAGAAGGTTGGGATGCCGAAAAAGAAACTTGGGCAGAGTATAAAAAACGAAAATCTGCTAAGTCAGCCGGGATGGGGCAAAAGAAATTAAACAAAAGGGAAAACCTTTCCGAAGTTCGTGAACGCGCACTCAAACGAGCTAACTATTCTTGTGAATGGCCAGAATGTAATTCTAAAAAGTGGTTAGAACTGGCACACTTAACAGCTATAGGAATGGGTGGTAAGAATAATGATATTGCAGCTGATATGAATAATGTCAGTATCTTATGCAAACATCATCACGATGTATTTGATGGAAGACAAAGAGTTGGATTAAAACTTGCATACACTGAACTACTTCGTGGATATCTACTGTTAATATGGAATAGGAAAAATGTCTGAATATATAGTAGAATTACCAAGTTTACACGAGGCACAACGAGAAGTTGCAAACTCAGATGCTCGTTGGAAAATACTTTGTGCAGGACGACGATTTGGTAAAACACGACTTGGTGTGCAAATGTGTATGGATGTTGCCTTACGAGGAGGTAGGGCTTGGTGGGTAGCACCCACATTCTCAATTGCTAGAGTTGGTTGGAGAGATATCGCCGCTTCGGCAAAATCATTTCCTAGAGAGATAGAACCTAATGTATCTTTAGCTAATATGCAAATTGATTTACACTCCGGGGGCTCTATTGCTGTAAGGTCTGCAGATAATCCACAAAGACTTAGAGGTGAAGGTTTGGACTTCCTAGTTATGGACGAGGCTGCATTCGTTAAGCCAGAAGTTTGGCAAGAAGTATTAAGACCTACTCTTACAGAAAGAAAAGGTTCGGCATTATTTATTAGCACTCCTATTGGAAGAAACAATTGGTTTTATGATTTATGGGAGACAGCTGAAGAAGCAGACAATTGGGAGAGATTTAGATATTCTACTATTGATAATCCAATGATTGACCCAGAAGAAGTTGAAGCTGCTAGAAAAGAAGTTGGCTCTATTGTTTTTGCCCAAGAGTATTTAGCAGAGTTTGTTGATGCTGGTCAAGGTTTGCTTAAACCAGAATGGATTAATTACTTCAATATAATTCCAGATACTGCTGGTCAACTTAAATGTCATGTTGCTGGTTCAGAATATTATTTAGATACATTACAAAAGTTTGGAATTGTAGATTTAGCAACTACGACAAACAAAGATTCAGATTATACAGTTATAACAAGTTTTGCAATTACACCAGACAATAGATTACTTGTTATTGACATGGTTAGACAAAAATTAGAAGGACCAGACATCATTCCAGCAATAAAACGCGCTATGGATAAAAATAAGCTACAATATGTAGGTATAGAACGCCAAGGTTTTCAAACTGCTATTATCCAGATGGCGCAACGGTCTGGTATTAGAGTTAAGAACCTTAAAACGGATAAAGACAAAGTTACCCGCGCACTCCCTTTGTCAGCCAGAATGGAGTCTGGAGATGTTTTCTTGCTTAGGGATACACACTGGCTACCAGAGATGGAGAGAGAAATAATGACCTTTCCAGCTGGAGCGCATGATGACATCATCGATACTCTTTCTTATGGCGTTCAAATGTTGCAAGAAAAAAGAAGCTGGAGCGCATATTAATGGCTGAAGATAAGTCAAGGTTTTCAAAAGCATTAGATTGGTTAAATGCACCAACTGATGCAAGAGTTAGAAGAGAAACCGAACAAAAAGGTTTAATTGTAAACCAAACAGAATATTCATATTTAAATCAAGCAGTATTTGGATATAACACATCATCTGGATACTTTGACCATAAAAAATTAGCTGAGGTTGGTGACGGAACTGGTAATTCAGCTGTAATCGCATGTCTCAATGTTTTAGCAACAGCTTTTGCGGAACCTGGAATTTTCGTTAGTTCTAGAAATTCAGAAGGTGATTATCAAAGAGATATGAACCATCAACTTGCTAGATTAATAAGAAGACCTAATCCTTACATGACTCAACAGTTGCTTGCTAATTACATTGTTACATCTCTTAATGCAGCAGGCGATGCCTTTATTTATAAAAATAGAAACGCTAGAGGACAAGTTGTAGAGCTTGTTCCTTTAATGCCTCACTTAGTTGAAGCTAAAGGTAACGAAAACGAATTAATTACTCATTTTATGTATCAACCACAGGGCGGTGTTCATGGAGAAGATGCAGTAAAAATAGAAAAGAAAGATATGGTTCATTTACGCCAAAATGTCGACCCTAACGATATGAGGCGTGGTCTAGCTCCACTTAGAGGCGTTCTAAGAGAGATAGCAGGTGATGAAGCAGCTGGACAATATACAGCAGCTTTATTACACAACATGGCAGTTCCTGGAGTTATTTTATCTCCAAGGGATGATGCAATGGGTGGTCCAACGAGAGAAGAAGCTGAAGCTATTGCAGAAATGTATAAGCAGAAGTTTGGTGGTAAGAACAGAGGTGCGCCTATGGTTTTATCTGGTTCTATGAATGTTGAAATAGTATCGTTCTCTCCAGACCAAATGAAGTTAGCTGAATTGAGAAGAATTCCAGAAGAAAGAGTGTCAGCAGTTCTTGGCGTTCCAGCAGTCCTCGCCGGCCTCGGAGCTGGATTGGATTCGGCGACATACTCAAATACAAAAGAACTTAGAGAGTTCTTTACAGAGTCAAAAATGGTTCCAATGTGGACAATGGTTGCGCAAGATTTGACTCATCAATTGTTACGACCAGAGTTTGGCGGAGGCGATAATCAATATGTTGAATATGATATCGACAATGTTAGAGCTTTAGCCGTTGACAAAGACAATCTCTATAAACGCATGAATACTGCAGTACAAGGAGGTTGGGTAACAATTGGCGAAGCTAGGAAAGTAGTAGGACTTGAAGCTGATGATAGACACGATGTTTATCTAAGACCACTTAACATGATTCAAGTTACAGAAGATGGTTCTCCACTTCTTAATGACAATCCTAACGAATCTGTACCGGCAAACAATGATGATGAGAATAAATTGACAACTATTGATTTACCACCCGAAGTTGAAAGAGAAGATGAAGTCCTTAGAACACCAACATACTTAAGTGAAGAAAAGTATATTGCAGAAATGCCTAATGGTGCTTTCTGTGTTATAAGCCATGAAGATGGAGAAATAATAAAATGCTTTGATACAAGAGCAGAAGCAGAAAACTTTTTAAACAATAAAAAAGAACCAGCTGCTTTAATGAAAGATACTTACACAACTATTGAA